TTATTCTAAATCTAATTGCTAACCTTTTTTCTTCACAACCTCTCTGCCCTTTGTTTGACCAATAAAGATCTATGTATTCTGAAGGTACAACGTACCTATCCTCAAAAATCATTGCTGACATACCTTCTCTAATTTTATTTAAAAATTCTTCACCCTCACTAGAATTTTGAATGTTATAAAAAACTCCGTCAATAACTTTGTTATATATATCAAGATATTCTCCTTTAAGTTCTTTATTAGAACTTTGTTTAAAAATAGCAAAAAATTCAGACAAATAACTATCAACTAAAGGGTCCATTTTTTTCGCCTCAAGTCCTGACGATGAAGGAATTACAACATTACCCTCAGGGTCCAAAAGGTCTTGTTTAGACAGTACATCTCGTTTTATTGGTTTATCTAAAGATCTCATAGTTTCTAAAACACATTTAGTAATACTATTAACCAAAGTTTCTATTGTAAGTTCTTTAGAACCTATCCTTCTCAAAAGTTTTGGTATAGTATCTTTAGGATCCTCATCACACCTATAATTTAAAGTTAATTTTGTAGGAGATAGTTCGAAAAAGTCACCTTCTAAACCAGATTCAAATTCGGCGTGTCCAGTGGCTCTGATTTTTTGTGATAGTTTTTCTAAAAAATCCACATCGTTTATATCAAAATCAGTTTTTAATCTTTGTAGTGCTTTATATAACCTATTATTTTTATGTTCTGGTTTGTCAATAAAATCGGCCATTAAACTAAGAAAATTGATTGGGTTATCGTGAGTTAAAGATAATTCAATTATTACTGGCAAAGGACCCACAATTTTTCTATGGAAAAAATCATCTAACTTTCTTATGGAGTCGTCTAAATCACGCTTCAAATAATCATCCACTAACTCGTCATTTAGTTTTTTTAACTTACAAAAGGAAGAATCTTTAATCTTATTTTTGAGTGCATAATTACATAATTTATTTATTCTAGGGGTAACAAACATAGCAATTTCGTTGATTTGTTTTTTATCTTTTTTTATTTTAGATAAAAATAAATCATTAACAAACTCCCAATTTACAACATCCCAAAACTTTTTTATGTATTCATCACGTTTGTTTTGATACTTTAAATAATATGCATGTTCCCAAACGTCAAGACCAAGTAAAGGAAAGCCACCGCCTTTTACAATATTCATAAGTGGATTATCCTGATTGGGTGTTGACATTATTTTAAGTTTTCCATCTTTAGCCAAATATAACCAAGCCCATCCTGAACCAAATCGATCTTTTGCCGCTTGATTAAATTCGTCTTTCATTTTTTTAATATTACCAAAATCTTGAGTTATCTTTTTTAATATCTCCCCTTTTGGTAGTTGTTTTTTTGGTGACAACATTTTCCAAAATAAAGCGTGGTTAAAAGCGCCACCAGCGTTATTCCTTACTTTATTATCAAACTTACTAATGGTTCTGACAATATCTTCTAAACTTATGTCAATATCTTTATTTTTTAATGAATCATTTAACTTATCCACATATCCCTTATAGTGTTTGTTATAATGAATATCCATTGTTTTAGAATCAATAAATCTTTTAAGAGATGAATATGAATACGGTAACTTTTCGATACCAATTTTTTTCATTTCAACGATTAAATTTTCCTTAATGGATCCCTTTTCAACTAAAAAAATTTGTTCCAATAAAAGTTTTGATTTACCAACAACACCTTTGTTTTCATACATGATTTCTTCTAAATCAGGATATTTTTTTTCAAATTTTTTAATGAGTTGTCCCGCGAATGCGTTTGCCTCATCTTCGTTTTGACCACCAATATCAGGACCCTGTTTTCTTTTTTGAATCGACATTTGAAATTCGTGGACCCATTCATGAGCAAGGGTTCTCATAATATCTCTATTAAGTCTATCTTTTGCTAAAATTTTGATTAGATGATCATCTCTTCTACTTCCTGTTGACATCTCACCTTTTCTACCGTTCAAGAATGCAATTGTCAAATCCTCTTTAAGTGGATACTCTTTTTGTAATAAGTTAATAAACTTATCTACAAAATCTTTGTGTTTTTTTATTTCTTTGTTTTCGTACTTTATTGAAACTTTCATCTTTGATAAATATCTTAAACACAAGAAGTTTATCTTTGTTTGTTTATTAAGGTTAATATTTCCTCAACAATATCACCAGTGCTGTGTGTGATTTCGTCACCCATTACGGTTCTAATAATTTCTTTTTTACGATTAAGTATATCATAAATTGAACCCTCGATAGTATTTTCAAACAATGGATAATAAACTAAAACGTTTGATTTCTGACCATATCGATATGCTCTATCTTCAGCTTGTGCATGTTCTGCGGGAACAAAAGATAAGTCATTCATAATAACTGCTTCGGCTGAGGTTAAAGTCAAACCAACACCCGCAGCTTTTAAGTTACCAACAAATACTTTTATTTTATCGTCATTTTGAAATTGGTCAACAGCTTGTTGACGCATTGCGTTAGAACAACTACCGTCAAGGTAAACCGCTTGTTTTCCGAAATGTTGATATATTGTTTGGAGGGTATCTGTAAAGTTTGTGAATATTATAACTTTCTTTCCTTGATCAATAATATTTTCCGCAAACTCAATTGTTTGTTTTGTTTTTTCATTTGCAATTACTTTTCTAACTTTCATAAGTTTAGAAAACTGAACCGTTAAAGATGACGACTCGTCAGGATTCTTATCGTACCAATCAAAATATTCCCCCATTAAATCTTCATATTCTTTTGATTTTAATCTTAAGTAAACAGGTGTAATAATTTTATCTGGTAAATCTAAAACATCTTCTTTCAATCTCCTTAATATTTGTTTTGATGTTCTATCTCTTAACTCCTCAAGATTTGATGCTCCTGTCACATTCCATACTTTTCTTTTCCCTGCCGTAAATTGGAAACCTTGACAATAACGTATCGCATAAGCCTTCCAATTTTGGGCAACGGGACTTTCGATGATACTCAAAAGATTGTAATAATTCATAGGACGTGAAGTCATTGGTGTACCTGTTAGTAACCAAACACGATCTATTTTTTTTGTAAAACTGTTTATAATTTTTGTTCTTTGAGCTTGAACATTCGAGATCATGTGTGCTTCGTCAAGAATTACCAAATCAAATCCACTCTTTAACAATAAAGACTCTTCTTTCTTTTTTGGATCTGAGTCGTGAAAATTTTTAAGTATGTCGTAATTAGCGATAACAAAATCAGACTCAGTTGAAAATTTTTTACCTTCCGCAATAAAAACAGTTCTATCTGAATAATTTGCAATTTCTCTTTGCCAGTTAATTTTTAAAGATGCGGGACAAACAATTAAAACTTTTTTTGCTCCCGTCTCTAAAGCGGCAATTATAGTTGAAGTTGTTTTTCCTAACCCCATATCGTCAGCAAGAATAAATCTTTTAGAACCTGTCAATTTTTCTATCGCAATTTTTTGATGAGATAACGGAGGACGATGAGAATACTTCGAATATTCAATATCAACTTTTTGTACATTATGTGTTTTTATTAGTGCGGATTTTGGTATCCAAAACTCATTTAATTTATCGGAGTTAAAAAACTTACCCCAAACGTGATATGATTTTTCTTTCTCAACTAAAAGTTTTTCAATGTAAATTTGTTCAGGGATTTGTAATAGATATTTTTCTTCCGCAAACTTTTTTGCAAAGTATGAGTCTAACTCAACCCATTTACGAGCAACTTTAGGTGCGGTGTTATAATGTGTTGTTATATATTCGGCCTGACTTCTTGTGGGATAAAACTTTTGTGAAACATCTTTTTTATTCTTCAAATAAAGTATATAATTATTTGCACCACTGTAACTATCAAGCAGTTCTAAGGCTTTATGTTCAATAAGTGTTTTAGATTCCAAAATTTCTTTTTATAAAAAATACCAATAAAAAAGATATTTATCAATAAAATAAGAAAAATGAGAAGTAATGTACCCATTTCAAGATTAGGTAAATTTTTTGGAGATCAAGATTTTCAATTAGAAATTGGTATGGGTCAAGAGTGGTTGATTGGTGATATGAATTTCACGTGTGTACTTTATAGGGTAGATAAAAACAAAATTAAAACCGACGACGTATATGGTGAAGTGGTTGAAGATGGGATTAAATTTTTACCTCCTGTTGAATTTAACGCATATGTTGCTATTGCCGCTCCTGAAAATAAAATGATAGGATCCTCTCGTATGGATCAAGTCGAACCTGGTAACATTACCATGTCTGTGTATTTAAAAACTTTAAATGATTTAGATATAGACATTTCTTTTGGTGATTATGTTGGGTATTATGATAGTGAAAATTTTGTAAGATATTACACCGTAGTTAATGACGGTCGTGTAGTTTCAGACATTAAACATACATATAAAGGATTTAAACCTTTCTATAGAACAATAATTGCGTCCCCTGTTGGACCAAATGAATTTAGAGGATTATAATGGCATTACCAAAAAAACAACCTGTTAAACCATCAATACCGTTAACATACCCAAAAACTCTATTACCACGTAGGGAAGAGTTAAAGGATATGATAACTAAGGACGGCACTTACCTTCCTAAGTCTTTGTTGCATGCAGATTTAGATGGTGGGTTTTTGGATTTTGTTAAAGAAACATTAAAAATTACATCCGAAGGAAAAACAATTCCTGTTGTTGATGTATTGATAACAACTCAAAACTGGTCTCAATTTGTTGAGACTTGGGATTTTCAAAACATAGATAAAAATATTGAGCCCCCATTTATAACGGTAATTAGAAATCCTGAAGTTAAATATGGCAATAATCCTTCGGTCATGTACAATATACCTAACAGAAGGATGTATTATTATATGGAAGTACCTACTTGGGATGGTAATAGAAAAGGTGCTGATATATATAAAATTCCACAGCCGATTCCTGCTGATTTCAAATATACGGTAATAATTGTTTGTAACAGAATGAGGGAGTTGAATACCATGAATAAAAAAGTTTTAACGACTTTCGCATCAAGACAGGCATATCAAAATATAAAAGGCCATTACATTCCGATTATAAACGACGCAATGAGTGATGAATCAGTTTTAGATTTAGAAAAAAGAAAATATTATATCCAAAAATATGATTTTACAATGATGGGGTTCTTAATTGATGAAGAAGAATTTGAGGTTTATCCAGCTTTATCAAGAACTTTCCAAATGTATGAAGTTGATCAACGACCTGTTAAAAGACCAAGAAAGAAAGAACAACCAACCCAAAATGAAGTTATATCTTTCCGATATGTTGAGGGGGTTGTTTCTCAGGAACATTTTTTTGAATACACTTGTGATCTATTATTTGATAACACAGATAACGTCTCATCATACTCAGTTTATATAAATGACAATTATTATGGTGACGATGTTAACAAAATACAAATTAACACTAATGATTTGTTAAGAATAGATATTATTAAACAAAACGACTCAAGTGAATCTGTAATTACATTTACACAATTCCTTGTTTAATTTTCCCCATAGATATCTTTTTTTTCTTTACACTTTTCCAATATTAAATTTTCTAAAAACCTATACATCTTAATCCCACGTTTGTCGCAATATTTTTTTAGGACTTCGTGAACTTCGGAGTCAATCTTAAGGTTTTTTATCTTCTTATTATCTTTAGACATAGGGGCAGAAAAAAGGCAGAATAAAATCTTACCAAAATATAAATACTTTGCATAATGTAAAGTTTTTCCCATTTTCAGAAGTATTTATAGGAAAAATAAATAAATAAAAAAGACATTTCTAATATGGCAACTAACAGTAAAGTTTTTGTTTCACCAGGTGTATACACCTCAGAAGTAGATCTTAGCTTTGTGGCACAGAGTGTTGGGGTGACGACTTTAGGTATCGTTGGTGAGACTTTAATTGGTCCAGCCTTCGAACCAATCTTCATCACAAATTTTGATGAGTTCCAAACAGTATTTGGTGGAACTTCACCTGAAAAATTTGTTAACACACAAATCCCGAAGTATGAGGCATCATACATAGCTAAAGCATACTTACAACAATCAAATCAATTATTTGTAACAAGAATCTTAGGATTATCAGGATATGATGCAGGACCATCTTGGTCTATCACCACAGTCGCAAACGTAAACCCAACAACTATTGGTCAATATTGTTTAAGTTCTGTTACTGATTTTACTACATGTGTTACAACTTGTGTGACTCCTAAAGTATTAACATTCACCGTAGATTTTACAGGGTGTACGAATAGTATCGATACAATCGCATTTGAAACATTATTCCCTTCAGAAATTGAGGACATTTTAACAACTCAATTTGAACAGTTTAATGGATCTACCTCAACACTTGATGATGAAATAAAAACATTGATTTATAATGTAATAACTGACTCAACACCATATACAGCTGAGGATGAATTGATTTCATATTTTGGTTCTATTGACACAGACGATTATAATATTTTAAGTGGTGCTGGTTGGACCGCAGAAACTAACGTTTTCAACGTACCTTCAGTTTCATTGGACAATACAAACTTATCATCTTCATTAAATGATCCTTGGTATTATGCGTTGTTTACAAATAATGGTAATACAAATTATTCAGGGTTTTCGTTCTATACGTTTGTTTCAGGGCTTACAGCATATTACCCAACACCTACACCTACACCAGGAGCTTCGGCATCACCAACACCAACACCATCATTTATAAATCCGTGTATTACTCCTTCACCATTCATTTCACCAACACCTACGCCTACACCTGTTAATATAGATTGTTATACGGGTACTGTTGTTGGTAAAATTTATTACTATACAGGAACATCATACGTTGATTATGATAACGTTGTTGTTGCAACACTAAGATCAAGAGGTATTTCAACATACACAACAGACAACAACCCTGCATATTCTGTAACGGCAACAACAGATGCTAGTTTAGATATGACAGGTCAATACGCTGGTGTTCTTAAAAATCCTTATTTGACTTTTGGTGTGAATTGTACTGATAAATTTGGACAAAACTTCTTCTTTGAAACATCGTTAACTCAAAACGATCCTGAATACATTTCTAAAGTATTTGGTATTACTAATTTCCAAAAACCAAGAATCGAAGTTCCATTATTTAATGAGGAAGTTTTCCAATCATGGTTAAATTATTCATGGAGAAAAGGATATGTTAGAGGTCTTAACCCTAACTTTATTGAATTAGATTCTGCACAAAGTGGTGATCCTAACTCAATTGGTTGGTATTTGGATAGATATCAAACACCTAACTCTCCTTGGGTTGTTTCTGAATTAAGAGGTAATAAAGTTTATGACCTATTTAGGTTCTATACTATTTCCGATGGAGATGCCGCAAATACTTTAGTTAAAGTTTCAATTGTCAATCAAACATACTCAAACTTAACTTTTGATGTGTTAATTCGTGATTATTTTGATACCGATGCGAATCCTGTGGTTATTGAGAAATTTACTAATTGTACAATGGATCCGGGACAAAATAACTTCATCGCCAACAAAATTGGTACACTTGATGGAGAATACGTATTGAATTCTAAATACGTTATGGTTGAGATGAATGAGGACGCACCAGTAGATGCTCTTCCTTGTGGATTCAACGGATTTAACTTTAGAAATTACGCAGGAGCTAACTCACCATTCCCTATCATTAAAGGAAAATATGACTTCCCTGGTGAAGTAATCTACGATCCACCA